TTATGCGATCGTCGGCAGCGTCAGATGTGTATAAGAGACAGCCCTCGGCCAGCGCCGCGTTGATGCCCTGCTTGTCGATCTCCGAGAAGCTCCTGATCCTGCGGAGCATCGCCCGCGTGTCGCCGTCGAGTCGGATGCTGTACATGGCCATGCTTCACATCCCCCTCATCTTCTCGCGGGTAAATAGGCGGCTGTTGGACTTGACCTTGAAGCCGCCCGCCGCTGCGCTCGCCGGGTCTTCCGTCTCCGTGCCGATGGACACCGTGCCCTCCGCGACCAGCGTGAGAAACTTGATCGCCGCGTTGTAGCGGTTCAGGTAGGTCTTCTGATCCGTCCCCTCGTCAATGCCGATGCGGGAGAACAGATTGTAGACCGCGATGTCCTTGGAGAACTTGTTAATGACCCTCGGGGCCGGGGCCAGAGGGACGGCGTACCTCTTGGCGAGGTAGCCGTCGATCTCTGCGTCCGCGTCGGCGATCGCCGCGTCGATGATCGGGGAGACCAGCTCTTCACGCTCGGCGGGGTCTTCAATGAAGGTGTCGCCGATGATCGCGTTGAGCGCGTCGTCCTTGACCATATCCCGCACTTCAGCGCGTGTGCTGTAGCTCATGCCGCGCCCTCCTTTCTGCCCCGGGCGGTTTAGGTGGTGGTGCCGTCAGAGCCGTAGGCCATCTGCCAGAAGCCGAAGCCCGCGTTGCCGCGAGAGTCCGCGCCGTAGATGAACTTCTTGCTCATGAAGACGTTGTCGTCGGTCTCGTTGGTCTTGGAAACGAACTTCGCCTTCTTGCGCTGCTGGTAGATCAGCGGCTTGACGGGGCGCTTGGTGCAGAGCAGGAACCAAGCAGAGTCGCTTGCGAGGCGAGGCTCCACATGGATCTCCGCCGTGCCCTGCATGGTGTTCTTCGTGCCGTTGATGAAGTCGGCGACGAGAATGTCGCGGGCGTCCGCTTCCAGCGCGGGCGGCACGACCAGCAGGTCGGGAACCAGCGCCAGAGGGCGGCCCTTGCTGTTCTTCAGGCTCATCATGGACGCACGTGCCGCCTTGTAGGCGTTCATGCTCAGCTTCGCGGTGCCCTTGTTGCTTGCCTTGTCCTTGCCGACAGGGTGGTCGGTAGCGAAGAACGCCTTGCCGTCGTAGCACTTCTCGGTGAAGCCGTTGGCCAGCAGACCGTAGACCAGCTCGTCGGGATGCAGCGCGGCGGACTCGCCGAGCATCTGAATGGAAGGATTGTAGAGGCCGATCTTGTCGTCCTCGACCGCGTTGCGGTCTACGCCGACGGTCAGCTCGAAGTCCTTGTTCCTGATGACATAGGCGGAACCGGAGAGGTTCTGGATCTCGCGCTCGCCGATCCACTCCCTCATGCCGGGGATGTCGCCGAGCCATGCATAGGTCTCGGACTCGCTGGTGCTGGGCACGACGGTCGCGACCTTTTCATAGGTGGGGTGCTGCCCTTCAAACGCCTTATTGAAGATCGTGTTGAAAGCAACATAGATGCCTCTAAGAGCCTGCGGGGTGATAATCATTTGAATGTACCTCCTTACTCAATTAGCCGCCTGTGCCCGTGGCGGCAGCGGCGACGGGAATATAGCCGCCACACTCGACGGCGACGCCCTCATTGTCCACGCGGACGACGATGCCAGCCACGGACGTGCCCGTGGCGAGCGCCGTGACGGTGTGGTCGTCCTCCATGTAGCAGGGCTTGAGAACGTGGGCGGCGGTGATCTTGTTCGCAGAGGTGGCGGTGTTGTCAAAGACGAACACGCCACGAGCAACGCGGACGACCAACTCGCCGTCTGCACCCGCGTTTGCCACAGTCTCCTCGGCGCGGCCCACAGCGGTCAGGTTCTCGGCCTTCTTGCCGGGAATCGCGTAGCCGTCCGCATCCAGAGCAACGAGTGCGCCCTGATAAATGGTGGTGCTGCCCTTCACGGGTACCGCGATGACCTTCGCGCCGTTGGCGATCTCAGGGGTATCTCTTACATCAGTCAGTTTTGCCATGATCTTAGTCCTCCTTCATACCGTACTTCTTGACGTCGTCGGGCGTGACGCCGAGCTGCTTGCAGACCAGCAGGGTGTCGGCGTCCAGTGCGTCGCTCTTGAGAGCCTTGACGTCGCCCAGTTCGATCTTGTCCATCGGCACGATCTGTGGAGCCTTCTCCACGAAGGAGCCGAAGCCCTTCGGGTCACTCAGGGCGTAGCCCTTGGCCCATTCCTTCTGCGCCGGGGTGATCTTGCCCGCCTTCAGGGCGAGGGTGACGGCGTCGTTGGCCTCGCGCTCTGCGTTCTGCTGCTTGAGTGCCTTCAGCTCCTCGGCGAGGTTGACGCCGTCGACCGTGCCGCTCTTGAGTTCCATGATCTTCGCGGTTACGTCCTCGGCGGCAGCACCTGCCTTCAGGCCCAGCAGCTCGCAGACCGCCTTGTTTGCCACGACGTTCTCGGGCGGCTGCTTCTCTGCTTCCTTGAGGCTGCGGTTCTCGGCGAGGCAAGCCTTGAGCGCCTCCATGACCTGCTCCTCCGTGGCGTCCTCGCCCAGACCGAGCAGCTCCGCCAGCTTCTTGATGTCCATAGAATGTTGTCCTCCTTCAAAATTGTCTGAATTGACGATGGGGTTCATCCCCTCGATCGCCGGAGTGTTGGTAAGCGCCAGCGAGTGGAGCCCGACCGCCTTGTTGTCCGCCTTGCGGACGTTCACGACCGGGGAAAGGTAGCGGTACTCCTTGTTCTCAAGGTACCGCGCCCCTCGGGGCGTCCACTCGACGACGGCCTTGATCTGTCCATCCTCCAGCTTCAGCTCCTTCACCCATCCGGCTGCGGGTGCCTCGCACCCTTTGAGCGTCTGGTGCTCGTAGTCGACGACGAGATCCACGCCGCGCTTGGCAATCTGCGCCTTCATCGCCTTGTAGCTCTCCTCGTCCACATCAAACTCACCCTTCGAGCTGACAACGTGGCCGATGGGGAGGACGAAGATCGTCTCCGGCGCTCCCGCGAGCTCCACATTGCCGCCTTTCAGGGTCAAAAAACCGTCCATTTGCATCTGTCCTCCTTTGGTGTCGCCGCGAGCCGCACGGAAACGGCGTTAGAGCGCGTGCGCACGCCCCTTAATTGTCGCACCCGTCAAATTACCCTACCGAGAGCAAAACGCGCACAGCGGGGCTCTGTGGCCTTATGGCGGTGTGTTCCCCTTTTCGCGCTCTTGGTACGCCTTTTTGAGCGGCTCGGGGTAGCCCGTGAGGTCTGGCTGATAGCGTACCTTGGCGGGGTTGGTATCGAACTGCGGGTCGGGCAGGATGTTGACGAAGCGCCCGTCCTCCAGCCGCGCCGCCCTCGGCGCTTCGGTCTCCACCGTCAGCCCCCGCTGCTCCATCTGACGCTTGGAGAGTGTCTTGACCGTGCAGCGGCACTTGAAGCCGTTGGGTGGGAACCATGTGTCCCAAATGGGATCGTCCGCCATGAACACGCGCCCATCCATCGCGAGGTGACTCGGGCGGGTCTTCGAGTCGTTGACGGCGTCGTACTGCCAATAGGGCCGCAGTGCCTTGACGCCCGGTTCGGTCATCTGCTTGTAGTGGCCCACATTGTAGGCCGTCTGGATGTTGGTGCGGAAGATGTTCTCGGCTTGGTAGGGCGTGATGCCCTCGTAGCCCTCCACTTCGAGGAAGTCGTTCATATTCTCGCGGAACTCCGCGAGGCTGTTGCCCTCCTCCAGCGCGGCCAGCAGCTCGTCGTAGAACTTCTTGAGCACCTGCGCCTTCGTGTAGCCGCTGACCGTAAAGGCGAGGGCGCGGTACTCGGCGGCGATCTGATAGAACCGCGAGGCGGTGACGGGGACGCGCTCTTTGAAGTACGCGACCGCCTCCTCAAAGGTCATATCCTTACGGCTGAACAGCGCGGTGAGTTCATCCATCCTCGACCACCCGCCCCTCAAGGTCGGCGTAGAGCATGACCTTCTGCAGCAGCTCCTCGACCTCGGAGACGTCCATCGCGGCGTAGAGCTCGGCGACGGCTGCGTCGTCCTCCATCAGCTCACGGAGCTGTTCGAGGCTGTCGGCTTTCTCGATCATTTTGAGAACCGGCTCGAACGCACGCTTGAAGCTGCCCGCGCCCTTGCGGAGCGCTGCGGCGGCGAGCCTGTCGATGTGCTGCTGCGTGCCGATCGGTGCGTCGGCTCCCGCCTTGAGGGAGAGCAGCGCGTCGCTCTTGAACGGCAGCACGCCGCCCATGCCGCCCCCGTAGGTGGGCTTTGCGATCTCCTCGCCCTCCTCCGGCTCAGGGATGGAGAACTTCTTGTAGACGAAGCTCGTGGGCACCCGAAGCCCGACCTTTTCAATGAGCGTGCCGAGGATGGTCGCCGTCTGCGTCAAGTCCTCGGACTCCTCACAGTCGAAGCGGATGTAGGGGATGCGCTTGTCCTCGCCGAAGTTGAAGATGCACAGCGGGCGGATGAGGTCGCGCCGGAGGGTGGACGCCAGCGCCTTGCAGTCGGCGACGGTGAGATCGTGCCGGACGTCGTTGTGCGTCTTGCTCTGCGCGTAGCTGCCGCCGCCCGAGTCGGAGGTCAGCGTCTGGCCGAGGATCGCCTTGGAGATCTGCTCGTCGCAGTAGCGGGCCAGCCGCTCATAGAGGTCAGAACTGGAGGTCTTCTCCGTGGTGATGAAGTCGATGCTCGTGCCGTCCGGGATGATGCCCGCCGCGTCGGAGCCGATCTGGATGAGGGCTTGCATGAGCGCCGCCTTGTCGCTGTCGCTCGCTCCCGGTGCGTACTTGCCCAGCCGGAGCGGCAGACCGTAGATCTCGGCGAAGCTGGCCCAGTCCTTCAGGTCGTAGTTCTTGAAGAGATACATCCACGCCACGACGCGGAGGATGCCAGCCCGGGAGGTGTGGCCGCTGCGGGCTTTGTACTTGTGGACGATGAACTTGTTCGCCGGGAGCAGGATGCCCTCCGGCGCGTCCTTCGTCCGCACCTTGAACGAGTCGTCCAGCGTGTCCCAAAAGAAACGCTTCTGATGCCGCGTCTTGATGTCCTGCACCACGACGTGCCCTTCGTCATAGCCCCACAGGATCTCGGAGACGGCGAAGCCCTTGCCGATCGCGTCGAGCAGGTCGTTCTCCACGTCCTCGAAGCTCTCGATGCCGTTGAGCTGCTCTTCGATGAAGTCGGCGATCTCCTTGTCCAGCGGTTCGTCGCCGAATGGGATCACCTCGAAGTCAAGGCCCGTGACGGCATTCTTGCGCGTCTGGAGCTGACTGAACAGATGCGGGTCTTTCTCCTCCATCTCCTCAAAGAGCTCCATCTGCCGAAGCACGTCGCCCGCGTCGGCCTCGCGGAAGATCTCCGCCAGCTTGACAGGCGTCAGGCCGTTGCTGGGGTACTCGCTGTACTTGTCGGAGACCTGCGCTACGGCGACCTCCCGCGTGTCCGGGCGTCTGAGCCGGGTGACAAACTGCTTGAGTCGGTTCATTCCCGCACCTCCTCGATGCGCCGCTGGGCGGTGGAGAAGTATTCGTCATCCAGCTCGATGCCGATGAAGCGCCGTCCCGTCTTCTTCGCCGCGACCAGCGTGGAGCCGCTCCCGGCAAAGGGGTCGAGGATGAGGTCGCCCGGTTTTGTGACCGAGGAGATGAGGTTTGCCAACAGGCCCACGGGCTTCTCGGTGGGATGCACCATCTTGGAGCTGTTGATCTTCGGGAAGGTGACAAGGTCTTTCGGACGGCTGCCGGGGAAGCTGTACTTGCCCTTGACCGCGAAGACGATGTTCTCATGCGACGGGGCAAACGCCGCCTTGGTGTCGCCCATGCCGTGGTAGACCTTATCCCAAATGACCTCGCTCTTGACGTTGAAGCCCGCGATCTTCATCGCGTCGATGAAGGTCTGCTCCACGTCCCAGCGGGTAAAGCAGATCAGGCCGCCGTGCCCGGACTCGCCGGACTTGAGCACGCGGAAGGCGTCGTAGAGGAACCAAATGAAGGGGCTCTTGTCGTTCTTGATGGACGCGCCCGTCTGAGAGACGTAGTTGATGCCGTAGGGCGGGTCTGTGATGATCGCGTCGACGCTCTCCGGCTCCATCTGACGGAGCACGGTGAGGCTGTCGCCGTGGATGATCGTGTTCTCTTGGATGATCATGTGCCTCACCTCCTTAGTAGGCTCCGCGCCGGAAGTCGAGGGCGCGGGCGATGACGCTTCTGTAGTCGACCCTGCGCCCGGTCTTGACGTCCAGCGCCAGCTTGACCGCCATCTGAAGGCCGTCCGGCGCGTCGTCGTTCTTGCCCATCGGGTACTCGGTCATCTGCTTTAACAGAGTCTTGTGTTTCTTGCTGAATTTGATGTAGCCATTCTTCACGAACGGCTGCAGGGACTGAATGCGGGCGTCCTTGTTCTGCGTGCTGTTGATCTCCTCGATGGGGAGGTACTCGCCGACCGCCGCCGCACGCTGCCGCATGATCTCGGCGAAGTAATACTGGAACTGCACCGTCTCCACGCCGAACTTGTAGTAGGGCCGCTTGTACTCCCGCTGGAGGCGTCGGCTCGCATCGAGGGCGTCCTCGATAATCTGATCCGGCTTGCGCTTGGCGATGTCCGCGATCACGACGTAGAGGTAGCCCGTCTGCGTGTCCTTCGCCAGCGCGATGATGGAGCTGGTGTCCGACTTCTTGTTCTTGCCCAGTGACGGGTCGTTCGCGCCGATAAAGAGGAACTTCGGGTCGGAGAAGTCCGGCTGCACCTTGCCCTCGTCGTCCCAAAAGTCGAACCACTCTTCTTGGAAGGTGCAGTTCTCCGGGTCGATGGGGTCGTTCTGGATCTCGCTGTTGAACGCTGCGGGGCCGATGTTGACCCGCTTGCACATGAGGTCGTAGTAGCTCCACTTCTCCTCCCACAGGACTTCCGTGCCCTCCAGCATCGCCTCGCGGTTCGCGTCAAAGAAGGCATAGGCCGTCTCCTCGTGTGCCGCGTCCGCGATGTTGGTGTAGATCTCCTCCCATGCGTCCCACAGTTCGCTGTGTTCTGCCCAGCAGATGACACCGCGATACTTGAACGCCTTGTACTCAGGGCGGGTGGAGACCCACGCCAGCAGCGAGTCATAGTGGAGCAGCGTGCCGATGTAGACGATGTCGGTGTAGGTGTCGCCGCACTCGCTGACCGCTTTTGCGAACCAGTTCTTCATCTTCTGCCGCTGATCCGGCGTGTTGACGTTCTCGTCGTTCTCCAGATCGTCGCAGACGATGAGGTCGGGACGCCACTGCTTGTGACGTCGGCCACGGATCTTCTTGCCCGAGCCGATTGCCTCGATCTTGACGCCGTTGGCCAGCAGGATGACGGAGGACTTCCAGACCTTGCCCTCCAGCTCGCCGAAGTCTTCCTTCAGGGCGGCGTTCTCCTCCAGCTCCGTCTTGATGTCGGCGAGGAAGCCCTCGGCCTGTTCCGAGCTGTCGGAGAGGATGATGATGTAGTGCTTGTAGCCGTAGACGGCGGCGTGTAGGTCGTCCTTGAAGGTGAAGGTCGTGCTCTTGGCATGACCACGGGGCGCTTCGATCGCGCGACGGCACCCGTCCGCGCGGCTGATCTGCTTGGCGTCCTGCTCTGGGTTCATCCCTTTCAGCACGCCCTCCCGCCATATCCTGTCCAGCTCGCCGTGGAACTTGGGCGACGGGCGGACGAAGTAGTGCGCGAGGTAGGCCCGCCCGAAGTATTCAAGGTCGAAGGCTCCGAGCTTCCGGCGCAGTCCCTTCGGCCCGGTCAGTTCCTTTCCGGCCCTGAAGTCCTCAAGGAGCTGCGCCCGCTGCTCGGGGAAATTGCCGTCCTTCGTGACGTACTGCTCGAACAGCTCCAGCTGATACGCGCGGTTCGCGACCGTTTCCCGGTCTTCTGGCTCCGTGAGCTTTTCGAGGTAGTCGTTCAGGTCAATCTTCGCCATCTGCCAGCACCTTCTCCCTTGCACGCTCCAGCACGTCGTGCAGCTCGCCCGCAAGCTCGGGGTGCTGCTTGATCGCCGCCATGAGCTCCGTCTCCATCTGCTCGAAGGCGAGCTCGGCTTTCTTCTTCATGTCCTGCCGCACGCGCTTTTCGTAGGTGGCGTTCCGGGCGAGGCTCGCGATGAGCCGCCCCGCTTTGTCCAGCGGCATTTCCTGAAAGTCGTCCTCGGCGGTACTGACCCGCTGCATGAGCCCGTCCATGAGCACCATCGACGCCGCCTTCGTGTAGTCGAGATCGGGGTGGGCCTCCACCGCCTGTGCGATCGCCTGAGTGCGCTGGATGGTCTGCGCCACGCGCTGCGCCGCCTGTGTGGTGCGGATCGCATAGCGCCCGATCGCCGACTTGCTGATCTCGTAGCCTTCGGCTTTGAGCCATGCCGCCAGCTCTTCATAGGTGTTGGAGGTGTCCGCGAGCCGGACGTCGAGCTGCCCCTTAATATCGTCCGGGAGCTTGTCGATCGTCGAGCTGACCCGCGTCCTCCGCCGCTCTGCCTTAGACATCGATGCCCGGGTCGTTGATCGTGCCCTCGACGAGATCGACGCCCTTGCGGGTGAGCTTGATGACGGAGTCCTTGCGGTAGGCGTTGTAGGCGTTTACCGATCGGTCGGTGAACGTCACATAGCCCGCCTCCTGCAGATACTCGATCGGCTTGGAAATGTCCGGCGAGTAGATCAGGCCGTCAGCGACGAGGGCGTTGGTGATCTGACGGACGAGCAAGGCGTTCTGACTGCCTTTTGCGAGGGCTCGGACGATGTAGCCCCGGATCGCTTTATTCTTGCTGACCTCCTGCTCGGTCAGCTCGTCAAGGATTGCCATGAGGTCACTCCTCCTTTCCTTTGGCTTTGCCTCCGTAGAGGATTTGGTCGAGCTTGTCCTCGACCCTGTTCATGACCCGAATGTAGTCCTCCCGCGTCACGTAGATCAGGGGGAGGTCTGCTTTCAGGTCGTTGAGGTTCTTGTCCAGCGTCTTGATGTCCTCGGCGTTCCGCTTGTCCGCCTCTTCAAGACTGGCGAGCGTCTTCTTCATAAAGAAGGTGAGCGCCCCGACGACGATGGTACACAGCAGCGACGCCGCCGCGCCGATGAGGGCGGTGATCTGAGAGACGTCCATGTGCCGCCCTCCTTACCGTTCCGCTTCGCCTTCGATGAGCGCACTCTCCGGGAGGGTGATGTACGGCTCGTTCTGCTTGATCTCCAGCACAGCGGACTCGATGCACTTCGTCAGATACTCGTCGAAGCTGCCGAGGTTCTTCGTGATGACCCGCTGCGCCTCCGGCGCGATCGACGCCTTGACCTCGTCAAAGACTTGTTTGCCCAGCGCGACCAGCTCCTCGCGGTTTGCCTTGCCGCCCTTGACCGCCTCGCGCAGCGCCTTCGCCGTGGTCTGCTCCATCGCACCCACCGACAGCGTGGCGAGGTTCGCAACGTCCTCCAAGGCGTCGTCCAGCACCTTACGGGTTGATGCGTCCTCGATCTGCGCGGTCTGCGCCTTCAGCTTGGATGCGCCGAGCCGGATGTAGTAGACCGCATAGGCCCCGGCGAGGGCCAGCACGGCAAGCGCAACGTTGACCAGCAGCTCAGTCGCCGCGCTCTGGATGATCTCCATGCTCATGTTTGGTGTCCTCCTTTGGATATAAAAATAAGACTATGAGCTATGCTCATAGTCTTATTTTACCGTCCCTTTCAGGAACCTTATATATGTACTACTTCTTAGAAATGTTGTCTTAGAACGCAGTGTTTTCCGGCTCGTCGCCGTAGTCGAGAAGGCTCATCTGTCCCTCCAGCTTTCCCTCGCCGCAGAGCTGCCGCACCCACCGCTCCGTCACGCCGTACTTGCGGGCGAGCTCGGGGTGGTTGTAGCCGTTGAACTCCGCTTTGATGTGAGCGTCGCGGACAGGGCGAAGGACACTCTCCGGCTTCTGGAGGTAGATGGTCGAGCCGCCGACGACCGAGCACAGCTTGTAGTAGTTCTCGACGCCGATCGTCTCCGCGATGATGCGGTTGTCGCCGTCAGGAACCATGTCGATCGTCAGCTCCTTTACGAGGTCTTCCATGTCCCGCCCTCCGTGTCCTTACTCGCTTGCTTTCGTGAAGAGCTTCCCCAAGATGCCGAACAGCTCGCCGACCGTCACCTGCTCGCCGAACTTCTGCCGCCAGAACTCGGGGGAGTTGATGACGCCAGCCTCCGTGAGCGTTTCAAGCCCCTCCAACTGATACGCCGGGAACTCCGGCTCCTGCTCCTCCGGCTCGCTCGGCGCGGACGGCCGGGGCACCTCGAACGCCATGATCTGCCCCAGCAAGGCGACGATCTTGCCGCCGTAGCCCTTGCCCGGTACGGCCCAGCCCTTGCCGTTGGGGTTGTCGCTTGCGCCCAGCCATTCCACATACTGCGCCGAGCCCCGTGTCACGAGGGAGAAGCGCGGGTCGACGCACCCGTTCACGAGCGCCTCCTCGGAGGCGTATGCCTTCAGGTGCTGGATCTGCGCCCGGACGCCCGTGCGCGGGTCGGGGAAGGTCGCCGCCTGTCCTTTGGCGTTGCCGTTCAGCGCCCCGATGCCTGCGTAGTTGTTCTGCGTAGGGAGCACGATGCCGCCGTACTTGAAAAAGCCCGTCTCGTGGAGGCTCTGCGCAAAGGCGACGTCGCCGCGCACGCCCTCGGCCTCGCCCTCTTCGAGGAAGAACTGCGCCAGCTGCTCCAGCGAGCACGCCGGGAGCTGCGGCTCCGCGTTCTTGGATCGGGCGAACAGCGCCATCTGCTGTGCGCTCGCCTTGGCCTTGCCCATGATCTCCGTCTTGCCCGCCTCCGTGGTGGCTGCGCCGCCGTTCAGCTCCGCGAGCTTCGCGGCGACCTTCTCCTTGAACTGCGCCCAATGGGGCAGGATGTACAGCGGGCAGTTCTTCCTCGCGCCCTGCACGATGGAGTCCGGGTGGCCCATCCAGTGGTTGTGCGTGTACAGCTCGTTCACGCTCAAGCCGTGCTTCTTCAGCAGCAGTGCCGCCAGCAGCACACCGTTCTCCTCTGCCTTGAGGTCTTCCTTGCTGCCCGAGCCGTCCATGATGATCTCGATGGAGAGCGTCGTCTCGTTGCCGCCCGTGGCTTTCCGTCCATCGCCAGCGTGCCAGCCCACCTCGTCCTCTCTCAGGTTCTGCCATGCGTTGATGTCGTCGACGTAGTAGTGGACGCGGGCGTCGTTCATGTTGGCGTTGGGCCACGTCGCGCGGGTGTACTGCTCGGCGTCCTCCTCCACATTCTTCAGGTCGTTGGTGTTGTGGATGGTCACGCCCTTGACCTTGCCCGTGCCGCCCGAGAGCAGACGGTCAGCCTTGTACTGTGCGCCCTTCTTGTATGCGCCGGAGTCCTTGGGCCAGACCGCGCCCCACGGGATGATCTTCTCGTTGATGACGAGGCCGTGCTCCGTCCTCGTCGCGTCTGGTGTCAGTTTTGCCATGATGTGAATCCTCCTATAAATTCATGACCGGGTTGTAGACCTTCTCGACATACTCCCCGATGCTGTACTGCTCGCGCCCCTCTGCCTTGAGCTGCTGCATGAACCGCTCGGTCTCCACCGCCAGCTTCATCAACTTCAAGATGCCGACCTGCTCCGGCGTCACCTCGTGCAGCTCCGGCCCCACCGTTGCCATGATTGCCTTGCGGAGGTAGAAGTCGGCGGTGTAGACGTCCATCTCGCTGAACTCCTCCCACACCTCCCGGGCGAACTTCTTGCGGTTGAGCCGGGGCTTGTCGGGCGGGAGGACGCCGTCCGCTTGGAGCTGCTTCTTGATTGCCGCACGCTCGGCTTTCTCCCGCTGCGTGAGGCGTTTCTTCCCCTTGGGCATTAGAGATCACCTCCCGCCGTTGCCGCGCCGTCTGCGCCCTCTTGTGGGCCGTAGCCGAGCTTTGCGCGGTAGACTTTCGCCGCCCGCATGACCTGCGCGGCGGCTGCGTCGCTTGCCAGCTTCTCGCCGAGGCGCTGCCGCTCCTGTGCCGTGCCCTCCGTGGAGGTCGCGTGGTGGATCGCCGCCACGTCCTCCGCGTGCAGCTCCGTCAGGCGGCGGGCGACGCTGGGCGGGAGTTGCTCATAGTAGACCCGCAGGAACACGAGCCCTGTGTCCCTGCAGATGTCCATGCCGCTGCGGATGCTGTTCTGCATCTGCGCCATGCGTTCCAGCGCCGCGAGGATTGCCTGTTCCTCCATCACGGCTCCGCCTCCTTCCGCCGCTGCCGCGCGAGGATCGCCTTGAGTCCTTCGATGACCTTCTCACACTGCGCCATGTTCAGCCATTCGATGCGGTCGACGTGGGCTACGCGCTTGACGAAGCCTTGGATGCGGCGCGGGTCGTCGTTCCAACCCAGCGCCTCGCACAGCGCGTAGATCTTCCGGCGTTGCGCGGTGGTGCGGATGTCGCCGCCCGTGTCCGTGCGCTTGTCCCGCACGCTCCGGCTCACGCTGTCCTTCATGTTCTGCAGCACCCGGGCTACGGTGTTCACCTCGCCCTGCGTCAGCGTCTTCATGGACTCCTTGCCCGTCTCGCGGTAGACCACCGCGTGCAGGTCTTCATCCGTAAGGTGCAGCTCCGGCGACTTCGCGATCGCCCACAGCGTGCGGATGGAGGGCTGCTTGCGCCCCGTCCTTGCTGCTGCCATTCCGTGAGCCCCCTTCCTCAGTTGCCCGCCTTGATCTGCTCCAGCTTGGCGATATTCACCTCATAGCCGAACACGTCGCTCTGCTTCCACGTCGCGCCCACGGCGTTCACCGTATCCTCGCCGTACTTCTTCAGGGCCTCCTTGCTGACCTTCTCCTCCACCACGATGCAGTCCGTCATCTGGCGGGACTTGAGGCGGCGGATGATCTCCTCCAGCTTCTCCTTCGCCCGGGGCAGCGAGACGGAGGTGGAGAGCCGGAAGCCTACCTCGCCGAACGTCAGCACCATCGACTTCGCCTTGCCCATCTCGTCCCGGTGGTCGGTGACGAAGCTCTTGATCTCGCGCTCCAGCTTGGCCACGCTGTCGTTGAGCGGCTTGCTCTGCTCCTCGGCGACCTTCTGCGCCCCTAAGATCTGCTTCTGCATATCGCTCTGGATCTCGCCCAGCGCGATCTGCGCCTCGGCGATCTGACGGAGGGCGTCGTTCACGTCCTCCCATGAATGGAGGCTCGGGGCCTCGACTACTCGTTTCCTTGCCATGGTTGCGGCTCCTTTCAGTTCGTTAATATCGCGGGCCTCGTGCCCGGTAGTCGTGCTTGGTGTGCTTGCCGCGCTCCGGGATCTCGGCGAACAGGGCCACAAGGCCCATCGGCAGCGTCAGGAGGATCGCCGTCGCGTCCTGCTCCTCCGGCGTCCCGCCGTAGGCCGCCGTCAGGAGCAGCACGCCGGAGAGCAGGATGAGGATCGCGCCGCTGATGCGTTCTATTCTCATATTCGCTGTCCCTCCTTAAAGCATCATCATGGACGACGCCTGTGCGATCGTCTTCACCGTCACCGTCTCCTCGCCCGTCTCCTTGAGGATGCGCCGGACGTTGGAGAGCGTGCGGTCGAGCAGTCGGAAGCACCCGGTCTGCATATTGCACGCCCGCGCCTTCAGCTCTACCAGCGCGTCCGGCTCGATCTGGAAGTCCGCGAGGTAGCCCTCCACCTCCGAGGGGGAGAGGCCCCGCAGCGAGGCGTAGAAGTCCACCCGGTTCGCCATGCGCACGAGGTAGGTCTTGATCTGCGCCTCCAGCTTCGGCTCGCCCGCGATCACAAGGCCCACGTCGCTCTGATCGAACACCGCCCGCAGGATCTCCATCTTTTTCTGCGTGTACTTGCTCACCAGCTTGTCCGCCTCGTCGATGATGAGGAGGTAGCCCTTGTTCGTGTTGAAGAACTCCCGGATGCCGTTCACCCTGCGCCAGATCGTGCCGTAGCCGTTGGGGAGCCCGATGCTCCGCTCGATCGCTTCCACAAGGTCGCGGCTGCTCATGGTGTCGTCGCACTCGATGTAGGCCACGCGGGAGAGCTTTGCGTACTGCCGCAGGGCGTAGGTCTTGCCGTAGCCGCTACGGGCGACCACGATGCCGAGACCGATGTACTCCTGACAGCTCTGGCATACGCCGAGCACGGCCTTCGCGTCCCGGCTCTCGAAGAACGTGGGCGTCTTCCATGTCTTGCCCTCCGGCTCTGCCAGCGGCGTCGTCAGGTCGACCGCCTCGCCCGTCTGCCGGGTGAGGAAGTCCGTCAGCTTGCTCTCAAGGTCGTTCGGGTTGCTGTCATACTTGCCCGCGAGATACCGGGAGAGGGTGGTGCGGCTGTAGCCGATCTCTCTGGCGACCGCCGCGACGCTTGAGGGCGTCGTGCGGATGTATCTGTCGATACGCTGTGCGAGGGGGCTGATGTTGGTAAAGAGTGCGGTGCGCTCCGCTGCTGTAACTTCCATGATGTACCTCCGTTATTATTCGTTCATCGCTCTCAAAAGGGAGAGCGCCTTGTCGCCTTTGGCGTTGAGGAAGGTGTCGTCCGTGACCTTCTTCCGGCTCGCCTTGCTTGCCTGTTCCGAGCGGAACATTCTGTCCTTTGGCAGGGAGACCAGCTTCTGGCTCGGCGTGGCCTTGATGGTCAGGTCGATCATGCCCACTGCATCCGAGGGCCTTGCACCGTCCTCAAGCCGCAGCTCGTAGGGGCGGACTCGCTCCTCCAGATACTCTCTGACCTCGCGCTCGTTTCGTTTCTGATCGCGCAGGTGCTTCTCCAGCGCTGCCTGAGAACAATGCGGGCCGAAGGCGAGCAGCTCGGCAGACACCGCTTCGCAGATCTTCTTGCCCTCCATGTCGTACACATAGAGCTTGGTGACGTCGTCGATGTCCCACTTGATGTTGACCTTCTGATTGACATAGTAGGCGAGCTCCGTGTCCGTGTAGAGTGTGCCGAACTTGTTGATGCCTTGGTTCGTGACGCGGGCGGTCGCCGCCTTCATCAGTAGCATCGCCGCATACTCTCGGGGCGGAGCTGCCTTTTCATAGCGCGGGCCGTTCTCGAACATCTCGATCGGCGTGACCCATTGCTCGCCCGCGTCACTCAGGCCGCGATGCTTTCGGGTGTGATACTTGGTGTTCTTCCATTCCGTCCAGGCCTCGAAGAACTCTTCCATCGTCAGCAGCTCTCCGCGCTCCAGCATCCGGTCGATGTCCTTCTGCCGCTTGGCGTAGGTCTTCGAGCCTGTCAGCGTGCCCGTGTAGCTCTCAAACCACTTGGAGAACTTCGAGCAGACCGTGGAGAAGAAGCGTTCAATCGGTTTGTCCCAAGGCTGATACGGCAGCGAGCGTCCGACCTCTTGGATGCCGATGCTCTGATAGAATCCGACCGTTTCCGAGTCAAATGCGAAGTCGGGGTCGATTTTGCGCCGCTTTCGGTTCTGCCCGGTCATGGCCTTGGCGGTGTAGTCCTTGCCGTTGTCGACGTGCAGGATGTGGGGAACGCCGCCCGGATTGCTGTAGATCATTTTGACCAGCGACTCCTTCAGCGTCTGCGAGTTGGCGTTGACGCACGCCACGTCGCCGATGATAGTGCGGGAGCGCATATCCAACCACGCGACCAGCTTCGGGCGCACGGCCTTGATCTTGCCGTTCGGAGCCGTCCACTGTACCCAAAAGTCGAAGGTGTGCTCGTCGCCGACGACATACTCCATGACCTGAAGGCTCGTCGCGTCGCGCTTGCCCTTCATCATCCGCTTGTTCTTCCACTCCCGCGTCCCGTTGGCTGCAAGGAACCGGGCGGACTCTGCGCCCCGCTGTCCCATGAGGAACTTGATGTACCGGGCCACCGTCTTGATGGAGGGGTACTCCTCCCACTCCCGCCGCTCTGCCTCCAGCTCGAACCGCTCATAGAGCATCTCGATCGTGCCGAGGTTCGCCGCGAACCGCTTGTCGAACCAGATGTTCTCAATAATTGCCTTCTGCTCGTCCGTCAGGCTCGGGAACGTCCCCGTCTCCTTCGGCTTCCGGCACAGCGCCAGCGCCCGGAAGTAGTCCCGGCTCTTGCCGTCCTCCTTCTCCAGCTTCAGCGCCCATGCGTTCGCTTCCAGCACATTCTTCATGTAGCGGTACAGGCTCTGCGGGCTGATCCCCAGCCCCAGCGCGTACCGCTCGGCGTAGCCCGTGCGGTCGGGGCCGTCATAGTCGATGAAGTCCTGCACCCGCGCCGCCAGCTCCACCGCCTCGTAGAAGCGCTTCTTGTTCGCCTCCGTGTACTGGTTCAGGTCGGCGGTGACGTACCACGGCACGGCCTCCTGTGCTCTCTTGTCTATGATGACCTCACTCCCTTCCACCTTCTGCGCGGCTCGCCATGCCTTCCGCGCCTTTGCCGAGAGGGAGCTTGTCGAGATCAGCACCTGATCCTTGCCGCCGCCCTCCCGGGCCTGTGACTTCGTTTTGTACTGCTGAGGATTGCGATAGATGCGTTGCGTCAAAGTCTTGTAGCTGACGCTCTCAAAAGCCGCTGCCTCCTCCAGCGTGATGAATACGTCCGGCACTCCGTTCCCTCCCTTCCGTGCGTCATGCCGCGATCGCCCGCTCTGCCTTCTTCGGGTCGAGCGCGAGGGCGGCGATGATCGCCGGGAGGTACTTCTCGCCCGAGCGCGTCCCGTTCAAGATGTAGCTCATGTACTGCGGGCTCGTGCCCACCGTGGCCGCCAGCTCCGCCCGGCTCATGTCCCGGTCAGCCAGCGCCTTCACCACCATCTTCCCGAACGGCGTCAGCCGTTTCTTCGGGCCTCTCATCGCTTGCCCTCCTTTCTCGTCGTTCTTAGACTTACTTCCGAATGACCGCCCAGCCCAGCGAGACCGCCACGCCCATAAACGCGGTGACGCTCACGGCGGGGATGGGGCAGTGCATCAACAGCAGTGCCGCCGCGAAGCCCAGCGTCGCGAGGATGATGAGCCCCGCCGTGATGAGGAACGCCGCCGCGCTCTGCGCCGTGCGCCCCGCACGCTTTCGCGCCTCCCGCTTCACTTCTCTCTCAAGTAAGTTGAGAACGAGGTCGTAGCTGCGCACGCTCTGCGCCGCTTCAAAGAATTGCTGCTCCATCCCCGGCAGCGCCCGGAACGGGTCGCGGGGGTTGCCCGCCTCCCGCAGCCGTGCTGCCGCGTTCCGTCGTGCGATGACGGTCGCGCCGATCGCGGTCTTGAGGTCTTCTGTGCTGAACATTCTGCTGCTCCTTTCCTTTGCCCTCCCGCTCGTGTATAATGGAGCTGGGCCGCTGCCCGGGGAGGGGGTGTTGTCTATGGCTGATGCTACCCTTGATGCCGTCGAGCGTGTACTCGACGAGGTCGACAAGAGCCGCGACGTTGACTGGTCTATTCTCGGCGAGCGTCTTCGCTCTGCCATTCTCGACTCTGGCGAGCACGTTGACGCCGGGTTCACCGAGGCTCAGAAGGCGGCGATTGTTGCCGTCTGCCGGGAAACTTATTATGCGACGTCAGTAGTCGCGAGGGCCTACGCCTTCAAGGCTGTCGAGGCTCTTTTGGATCGGAGCGGTGAGTGAGTGCTTCTGCTGCGTACTCCATGCGCCCCTCCCTGATCCGCTCCGCCGCCTCTTGGATCGCTTTCACTGGAGGATGGTAGTAGGCGGGAGCATCACCCAGAGCCGTCCGCTCGTCGGGCGGCTCTTTCTCTTTGAGTGGCTCGCCTGTCAGCCATGCCAGCCAGCACGCGCGGCAGCTCACGCCGTCACAGTGGGCGGGGATAGTTGGCGGGCACGGTGCGGAGATGATGTCCGCGATCTCGCCCGCCGTGGCCTCCGGGGCCTTGAGCAGTTCAAGCCCTGTCATGCTGCGCCTCCCGGTACTTCTTCACCGCGTGGTTCATGGTGTAGAGGCGGTTCAGCTCCCGGAGCAGCCGCTCATACTCCCGCTGCACGGTCTCCCGCGCGTGACCCGTCAGCTTGCCCAGCTGCCCGTCGAGGTCGACCGCCATGCGGAACACGTTGCGGAAGATCGTGCAGTCGTTCTCCGGGCACTCGCCGAGAAGCGCCGTTCCGAGCTGGTGGAGCTCCTCCAGCCGATGCGCCGGGATGCGCTCCGTCTCGTGCTGGAAGCCGTTGAACGGCCCGCCACCGTCCTTGGTGTGCTCGTCCACCTCCCGCAGCAGGTGCCGCAGTCGGGAGAGGTCTTCAAGGCTCACGTCCTCCAGCACCGCCTCCCACGCCGCGCCAGCCTCGGCGATCTGCGCCGCGTAGCGCTCGCACTCGTTCTCCTGCAGGATCTGTCCGTCCCGCAGCGCCGCAAGGTAGGCCCGCGCCTCGCTCCCGTTCCACAGGGCGGTCGTGGAGTCCTTGGCACTCCTCATGCCCTCGATGTGCTCCCGCAGCGCCCGCTCGCTCCGCTCCCGGATGCGCAGGTCTTGCGCCTCCGCGTCCTCATAGAGCTGTCCCAGCGGGCACTTCGCGCAAATGGCGTCCAGCTCTTCCTGCGTGTGTCCGGCCCGGTTCTTGCACCGCTCGTCACACACAAACGCCAGCAGCTCCTCGGGGTTGCGCGGCATGGGGCCGTCCAGCCGCCCTGCGCCGAAGGTGTCCGGGTCGGTGATGACCTCGCTCTCCGGCAGGAAGCCGATCTGGTGCAGCGCCATCTTGAAGCCGTAAAGCTCGTGCGCGGCGGTGCGCGGGTCGGTGTCGGGGTAGTGCTTGCTCTTGACCTGCGTGGCAAGGCAGCGCGTCCAGCCCTCGATCAGGGCGGCGGGCTCCACCGTCTCCTCGGTATAGCTCTCATCCGTTTCCACGGCGGCGGTGTAGGTGGGCGGCTCGTCCGTGATGTCCTCCTCGGACTCCAGCCCCCGCGCCAGCTCCACGGCCACCTCCAGCGTATCCGCGTCGTCGTACTCCATCGCGCCCCGGTCGATGTCCAGATTGCCCGTGTAGACCTCCGCGTCGATCACGCCGTACTCGCCGAGGGCCGTGCCCTCGTACTCGCGCTTCTCGCGGTCGTTGAACTTGACCACGAGGAAGCCGTTGATCTTCTTGATCTTTCTCATGCTGCCGTCATTCCTTTCTGCCCTGCCATCTTCAGACCGGGTGGGGCAGTTCCCGGTGACGCCCTTTCGGGCGTTTCGGCTTAGTTGTGAGTCGCTTCAAAGTTCTCCATCGCCCAGCGGTTGCCCGTGGCGTACACGGCCCGCCGCGTCCGTTCCTGCGGCGTCTCCCGCCTCGGCATGGCCGCCAGCGCCTCCATCATGCCGCACCTCGGGCAGATGTCCGTCTGGTTGTCCGCTCGCGACAGCGCGGGCGGCTCGTCGTATGCCCGCCCGCACAGCGGGCAGATGCGTGGTTGCTCCTTCATGCTGCTGCTCCTTCCTGTAAAGCTCATCCGGCCAGCGGCGGGATGACGCGGATCGTGTCGTGGTACTTGTTCAGAATGATTAGCTCGCCGTTTGCTTTCTGCTTCACGACCAGCCAGTTCTCCGGGGCGAGGCCCGCTTGCCCGAGCCGGATCTTCTGCTTGCGGGTGGGCTTCTTGCCGCGTCTCATGATCTGCCTCCTTTCCTTTTCTCGGCGTTTGCGGTAGAGTAAAAGTGAACGGCGAGGGTCGCTCTAAAATGAAAAAGGTTTACAAGTCTTTCGAGGAACTCCGGGAGGGCTGCTGCAACAGCTCTCTCAAAGCGTTGGTCTCCTCTGTGTTCCTTGCCGCTCTCTTTTATTCTACCGTTCGCCGATTTGCTATTTCCTTTTCGGTCGGGGTGTGCTATGATTTACTTTGCTTTATTCATAAATCAGGTTACAAGCCTATTATAGTAGCCTATTCACTAATTGTCAAGCCCAAATTAGCCTGTCCACTAAATTTTAAGGAGACTATTCACTATGACTATTTACGACCGAGTTCTCACATTGATAAAAGAGCAAAACCTTACAGTCAAACAAGTTGAGAGAGAATGTGATCTTGCCAACGCGACTATCCGCAGATGGACGACTCAAACCCCTAATGTCGAAAGCGCCCGAAGAGTAGCCCACAGGCTAAATGTGACGCTGGATTACTTGGTGGAGGGAAGTAGCTCAAACACTACCACCGGCGCGTGCGATGGTGTTGGATTGTCCGAGATGGAGAACGACTTGATTGCCATGTTCCGCTTATTGCCAATAGATGCTCAAAAGGAAGTTTTTGACTTGGTTCACTACAAGTACAGCCGGGTCAACGCCGGGGAAAAAGAGTCTATATTCTGGACATATTTCGACGAGAGCAACAATGCGAAAAGCGGCCCCGCCGAGGACGCTGAAGCCCAAGGTGGAACCGTTTGATTTTTTGCGCTGTTTTGATTTAGTTGTAAATCTGTTTTCTGTAGAATTGAAAAACGCCCGCGTCGTACTCCCAAAACGCCCGAAACCATTGAAAACAGGGCAATTCTACAGCTTTTCGCAGTTTTGACCGAAATGTAGAATTGCTCGCCGCCTGTTTTGGCCCGGTTCGCTGCCCCGCCGCGCACGCTTCGCACGGCCCGCGCACGCCCTCATCCCCGCCGATCCGCGCCGAAAAGCCCCATTTTCCCAAAAATTCGCACGCTCTAACGCTCCGTTAGCACGCTTGCCCCTCTTGCAATCCGCCGCCGCGTCTGCTACAATAGCAGCATGAGCCGCGAAGCTCTCGTCCTCTTGGTCTGCTGCTGTGACTTCCGGGACGGGGCCGAGCGGCTCATGCCATCTAAAAGCCTCAGAAATGCCGTTATGCTGGCGTTTCCGGGGCTTTTTTGCATTTTGCGTATGTGTGCGCC